CACATGTTAACTTCGGTGAATTTGTGAAGACGTATGATATTGATATATTTCCGATTTCCAGGTCATTCAAATTTGACACTACAGGGATTGATTTAAGTAAAGGCGGTGGACTACCATCGATGGGAGCAAAACGGCTCAATCTAGGTCCAGCGCGCCAATACGCTGAGCGAATTAAAGCCGATCAATCTATACCTGCATTCATGTATCTTCCTGGTATCCGAACCCAAATAAAGAAGACTCGCGGGATTTGGCAAGATCCTGAATCTGAATGGGTATGTGAATTAGAAGCATTTAGAGATGCAATAACTCAGGCCGCAGAATTATCAAAGCGACCACATAAGAGGTGTAAATTGTATTACTGTACTCCACTTGAAATGCAGAAGCTTGTTTCAAGATAATGTTGGGACATGTGTTGTACTTGATTACAAGCAGTATGATGCCACGCTCTCGGTTACAGAGATAGAGGATCATATGAGATATATGGCTTCAGAGTACCCCGCAATTGATCATATGATTGATCATGCAGTAAGAGCACCAATTCTAATGCCTGAGGGCATCTTACATCGATTTGGAGGTTTAGCATCAGGTAAAATCAATACGAACATCACTGGTGGAGCAAAGAATGCACAAGCTGGAGTCGTAACATGGGACGAATTAGGATTATACGACAAGCTAGAGCGGTGGTCAGTGAATGGGGATGATAATGTCTGGATCTTCGACACGTCAATAGATGTTGGCGTTATAAAGAAGTTCGCACGTAAAGTAGCTCCACGTGTGCTTGAGGCAGATAAATGTTACATAGATAACTCGTCTATATGGTATAGTAAAGTATTCTTTACTAAGGAGTTCTATACAAAACCGGGTTTTCTTGTACTGCACTCATGTATCCACAGAGAACAAGAATTAGGACCAGATACTGGTTCAAAAGCGTATATAGCGCTTAGTCTAGCACAGAAAATCGAGTGGTTAAAAGATTATCCCGATGGATTGGGTGACAAGCTTGCCAAATTAATTAAGGCTGAAGATAAATACCCAATCGAAAGTATTGATGATAGTGAGCTTGAAATTGCGAAACAAGCTTACAAGTCTACGCATATATATTTGCAAGACACAGGTCAACTCAGTGAGCTCGAG